TATAAAAGTTTTTTAATATTAGCTCGCGACGGTATATTAAAACTAAAATTAGTATATGAATATAATTCTATTATTCATCACACATTGAATCATTATATAAGAACTATTGAAGATGTTTTGAATAAAGTAGACGAATCTACTGATATATTTACAAAACAAGATATTGCATATTTAAAAAATTTAGAATGTGATATGGACGATTTTGAAAAGAATGTTTCCAGAGCAGGACATAGTGTATATCATTCAACAATTGAAGATACGGAAAATAATACAAACGATATATTAATTAAAAATAAAAAGTTATCTGTTAATGAAAAAACGAATAAAATTGAAAAACTTAAGAAATTAGAAAAAAATGAGAAAAATATTAAAGAAACAATTAGTAATAAGTATAATGTGAGATTTGAAGATGAATCGGATAAAACAGATCATGAATCTGTCTGCGAAAACTTAAACAAATCAACTATTAAGAATGAACACATTAATTTTATAGAAATATTTAGAAACTTGTGGACTGATAATGAATTAACAATAATAAGTTCAACATTTAATCATTTGACAAATATTAAAGAGAATAAGAATATTAAGGATGAATCACAACGTAGAGAATTAATAGATACATATTTAAAGAGTATTGAAATAATAGTTGCACAAAAAGAAAAAGAGGTTAAGAATATTATAATGTCGACGATTTCAAGTTATTGATTTTTTTTAGTTTTTGTTTTTTAAATAAATCTTTGATTTTTATATAAAATCTTATTTTTTATATAAAATCTTATTTTTTTAAATAAAATTAATGTTTTTTTAATAAAATTAATGTTTTTTAATAAAATTCGTGTTTTTTTATAAAAATTCCGGATTATTATTTATAAATTAATAATTTTTGACTGGTTTTTCCATTTTTCGTTTATTTATTGAGTTTTTCTCTGGATTTTTTTTCTATGCTTAATATTATAAAAATATAAACAATGGGAGGAGGATTAATGCAACTCGTAGCTTACGGCGCTCAAGATATCTACCTTACAGGTAACCCGCAGATCACTTTTTTCAAGGTGGTCTATCGGAGACACACAAATTTCTCGATGGAGGCGATCCAGCAAACATTTAATGGAAAAGTTGGGGCGGGGGGCCGTCAAACAGCAACTATTTCACGTAATGGTGATTTAGTTCACAAAATGTACCTAGAATTTACATGCGGCGCCACGGATCATGATATTAATCCTGGACATCACGCGATTGATAATGTTGTGCTTGAAATTGGTGGTCAACAAATTGATAAACAATATGGTCATTGGATGGAAACATGGGCGGAACTTACGGAACCAAATAGTGCTGCTCAAGTAGGAGATAATGCTATAGCTGGTTCAGGAACTAAATTCCAAAATTTGGCATGTGCTGGTGGTCATATTGGAGATGCATCAAATGTATGCACTGTGCCTCTTCAATTCTGGTTCAATCGTAATCCAGGTCTATCTCTTCCACTAATCGCTCTTCAATATCACGAAGTTAAAGTAGTTGTTACATGGCAATCAACCGCAGCAGGTCTAACACCAAGTTCAGAAGAATTATGGGCCGACTATATTTACCTTGATACTGATGAACGCAGACGTTTTGCCCAAGTATCACACGAATACCTAATTGAACAATTACAAAATATACAATCTAGTGATGTAACTGTTGATTTAAATTTCAATCACCCAGTTAAAGAATTAATATGGACAGGAGCTACCGCAATTGGTGATGGTAAGCGCTCCGCACTCTCTGGCACTAGTTATAAATTAGTACTAAATGGTCATGATAGATTTTCTGAGAGACCTGTTAAATATTTCTGTCAAACACAAGTATGGCAGCACCACACGGGAACCCCCGTAAAGGGGACACCTGGCTCCGCTGCGGGTAGTGGTCTAGCGTCAGTTGATGAGATTGCTGTATATTCATTTGCTCTTAAACCCGAAGAACACCAACCATCGGGTACTTGCAATTTCTCACGCATAGACAATGCCCAACTTAAAGCCGATACTCTCACAACTGATATGCAAATATATGCTGTCAACTACAATGTCCTCCGTATCATGTCCGGTATGGGCGGCTTAGCATACTCTAACTAAATAATATTATAAATAATTATAAAATATATTTAAAATAAAAATGTAATAATAATAAAATTATATAAAAATAATATTTTTTATAAAAAAAATTTAGAAATACTAGGATGTAACTTACTAATAAGTTTTTCAAGTCTTTCTTCTAAAACCTTAACTCTATTTTCTAAATCACCACCAGATTTACCTTCTGTTGATGATAAAATTTCCTTAACATTTTTTACAACTTCAGCGGCTTCTGGCGCTGCCGCCTCCTTAACGGGAGCAGGTGCTTCCTCTACGGGAGCAGGTGCTTCCTCTACGGGAGCAGGTGCTTCCTCTACGGGAACAGGTGCTTCCTCTACGGGAACAGGTGCTTCCTCTACGGGAGCAGGTGCTTCCTCTACGGGAGCAGGTGCTTCCTCTACGGGAGCAGGTGCTTCCTCTACGGGAGCAGGTGCTTCCTCTACGGGAGCAGGTGCTTCCTCAACGGGTGCCTCAACCTTAGGTGCTGGTGATTCTTCAACAACTTCAACTTGTAATTTTTCCTGATTGTCCGACATTTTTTATTATTTATAAGTATTGTATATATTTTTTTTTTTTAAACTTTAACGAAAATTAAAATTAAATAAAATTAAATAAAAAAACTAAAATTAAATAAATTAAAATATAAATTAAACCTAAAAATAAAATTAAAAAAAATTAAAATTAAATTTAAATGATTCTTTAATAATTTAAATGATTTTTTTATATAAAATATTAAATATTTATAATTATTATTTATTTATTCAGTTTTTTGACTGATTTATCAAATATTATCGTTTTTTTTTAGTTTTTCTCTGAAATTATTTTATATGCTTAATATTATAAATAATATAAATGGGAGGAGGATTAATGCAACTCGTAGCTTACGGCGCTCAAGATATCTACCTTACAGGTAACCCGCAGATCACCTTTTTCAAGGTGGTTTACCGGAGACACACAAATTTCTCTATGGAGACTATTGAGCAGACCATTAACGGATCTGCACAAGCCACGGCCTCAGGAACTAGCCCCGGTACTGTAACAGTTTCTCGCAATGGTGATTTAGTTCATAAAATATATGTACGCGCTGTTTCTTCAGGAGCAGGAAATCATACAGATGGTAACGATATTGTTTCACAAGTTGAATTAGAAATTGGTGGTCAACGGATTGATAAACAAACATCAGAATGGATGAAAGTATGGAATGAATTAAGCACACCTGCAAGTAAATCCGCAGGACTACTCGCTATGACAGGAGGAGCAGGAAGGTGGGGTGATAGTGACAATGTGCCTTCAAATACAGGAGTTAATTATTGTCAAATCCCTCTTCAATTTTGGTTCTGTCGTAATCCTGGTCTAGCCCTACCATTAATTGCTTTACAGTATCACGAAGTTAAACTTAAATTTACTTGGGGCAATCCAACTGTAGATACTGATTGTTCTGTTTTCTGCGACTATATATATCTTGATACTGATGAAAGACGTCGTTTTGCACAGGTATCTCATGAATATTTAATTGAACAACTTCAAATCCAGTCCGGTTCTTCAGCAGCATCCCAGAAATTAAACTTTAATCATCCGGTTAAAGAATTAATATGGACTGAAACAGCTATTACTCAAACATATGATAATAAAACCAAATTACAGTTAAATGGTCATGATCGTTTTTCGGAACAAGTACAAGAATATTTCATATTACGTCAACCGTATGATTATCATACCGCAGTACCACAATGTAATTTACCACTAGAGGCGGCGGCAGAACTACATGATAAGGTATCCATGTCCGGGGCGAACAAGCTAGTAGATGATCCTGCCACAACGGTTACAGAATTCCACCAACCAGCACATACAGAAATAACAGCTCTTGAAATTGTATGTGTGACTGCTCCTACAATTACCCTGGGTGATATAGGTTATAGAGTAGGGACCGATTCTGGTGGTACAGGAGAACAACTTGTCGTTGAACAACTTGATGAAATATTAGATAATGGAACAACTGTCGCGCCAGGCAATATTACAAGAACGACTCTGATTCAGCAAGCCCAGGATGGCACCACTGCGCCAGATTCTGTCCAGGCCACCAACGATGACTCCCGTACGATCTACCTGACACTTATCTGCAGCGGGGCGGTCACAGCTGGCGGGAGTTTCTCATGGATTATACATTATCGCTTAGTACCACATTCAGCTGCTACTTTTGGATTACTGAGGGCACGAACATCCCAATTTGCGGGACTTATAAATTGTTACTCATTTGCCCTTAAACCAGAGGAACACCAACCTTCGGGAACTTGTAACTTTTCTCGCATCGATAATGCAAAATTAATATTCACAGGTGGAACCGGTCCAACCGTTGCAAATATCTACGCTGTCAACTACAATGTCCTTAGAATCATGTCAGGTATGGGTGGTCTTGCTTACTCCAATTAAAATTAATAAAGTATCTGATTTTTTAAGTTTTTAAAGTTTTTTTGATGTTATTAAAATATTATTTAAATATTATTTTAATATTATTTTATTATAAAAATATATTAATGCGACATATTATAACAAATAATAATACAAGTATAAGTGAATATAATAAATGCTTAACAAATGTTAATAAATATATGTGTGATTTTATTAATATTATTAAGTTTTATTATAATTTTAATTATTTATTAGAAATAGATTTTCAAAAAATTTTAAATTATTTTAATAATATAGATTCTAATATTTTAACAAATTTATATAATTATGTTAATATTATATTTTCTGTCCCTTATTTATATTTATTATCATATGTAAATCGAAATAATAAAGAAATATTAACAAAATATTCCTTATTTTTAAGAAAATTATTTCCAGAATTAAGTTATAATCATATTAAAAATAAGAATAAGAATAAAAATAAAAATAAGAATAAAAATAAAAATAAGAATAAAAATAAAAATAAAAATAAGAATAAGAATAAAAATAAGAATAAAAATATAAATAATAATAATAATAATAAAAGAATTAAGATAGGATTTATTGGATTAAATTTATTAAATAATTACCTAACACCATGTAAATCCAGTGTATTTCATGATAGAAGTGAAATTATAAAAAGATTAGATTCAACAATATTTGAAAAACATTTAATTATCCCATGTAAAAAACATAATGAAAAATCAAGTGAAAAATTTAAAGAAGATATAAATAATTTATATAATAGTGTAGATCATATACATGAACTTACAAATGAAATAAATGTCAAATTATATTGTAATATAGGTTATATAAATTTAGATATCATAGTATTTACTGATATCGGGATGGATATAAGAAGTAATATTATCGCAAGTATGAGATTAGCACCCATTCAAATAAATACATGGGGTCATTCTGTAACTAGTGGTATTAATACAATAGATTATTATATATCGAGTAAATATTATGAATTAGATGATTTGAATAAAGCACAAGAACATTATAGTGAGAAATTACTTGCTCTAAATAGTTTATGCACATATTATTTAAAACCAGAATGTGAAATTTTATTTGATAAAAACGCATTGAATCTGCCTTTAGATAGACCAATATTGTCTTGTTTACAAATGCCGCGAAAATTAGATAAAGATTATTTAAAAATATTAAATAAAATAGTAATAAATAATCCAAATGTAGTAATATTATTAAGGAGAACATTTCAAAATGATGATAAAATAGATTTAATAAAAAGCATTGTATATGATAATACTAAATTAAAAGATAATTTAATATTTATAAATAAAACAAATCATAATAAATTTTTAAATTATATAAATACATCGGATTTAATATTAGATCCATATCCATTTGGGGGATGTAATACATCATTTGAAGCATTTAGTCTAAATAAAATAGTTATAACATGGCCATCGGATTTTTTAGCAGGGAGATTCACATATGGATTTTATAAAAAAATGGATATTACCAATCCTATCGCCCATTCAGAAGAAGAATATATTAATAAAGTTTCATATTATTTAAATAATACAGATGAAAAGGAAAAATTAGAAAATGAAATTAAAGAAAAGAATCATTTATT